AGTAGGTATTACTCAAGATTTATCCAATAAATCCGTTTTAGATACAAGTATATCACCTAATTATCTAGGAAAATCCGTATGTATATCATCCGATGGTACATACTCATTTATATCATCACAAAAATCAGTAGTATCATCTACAACTAATCACGACGGGGATGTTCATGTATATTCATATAATAGTGCAAATCGTACTTGGTCGTATGAAACGTCTCTTTATCCAGTAATAACGAGTTCTCTCAGTAATCATCAAGGATCATCGGGAGTATATTCTGCCGAATTCGGTTATGTTATGCAATCCAATAGTGATGGTTCTGTCCTTTATATAGGGATACCAGGTTATCGTATTTCTAATTTAAATGTAGGTGCAGTATGTGTATTGCAACGTATCGGATCATACTGGTCCGTACAGCAATTTATCGAAAACCAAGATTCAAATGGTTCTTCAATATTAGCCAATATTCGATTTGGCTCTACATTATCAATACGTAATACAAACACATTATTTATAGGCACAGACGCCAATTCTTATACGAATTCCAATGTATATAAATTCGATTACATTAGTGGTTCATTCACCAAAGATTTTTCATTTTCCATCAAACCCACAAATGCTTTTGCAAATTCGAATTTCGGTACATCAATTTCTTCTGATTTAAGTGGAACCACATTAGTAGTAGGATCCGTTAATTTTGGACGTACCGTGAATTCATCGACTTATTATACTGGATCCACTCATGTATTTCAATATAGTTCCGGGTCTTGGTCACAAATACAGGATTTATATGAAGATATATCCAATAATCCACCATATAATGGAGCGACTATAGCAAACGGGGCAAAAATAGGAGAAAATATATCAATGAGCCAAGATGGGGATAAAATAGTAGTTTCGACATTTTTAAATGGTGTATCATCCGGAACTAAATATGGTGTAATATATTACTTCCAGTATGACACAAATCAAAGTAAATACGTATATAGGCAGCATTTAGTTTCACCAGCGTTTAATACATTATCGAGTCCATTTGGAAGTTCTCTCCATATTAACGATCAAGGAACCTATTTGGCTACGAGTCACTTAAACAAACATATTTATGTCTATTATTATGATTCCAGTACATATTGGACACAAAACCAGACGCATACACAAACCATAGTAAATGATATTAGTAGTACAGAATACGCTCATACTACAATATTGAATGGGTTGGGTAACAGTATAGCATTGAGTGGAAATGGTCGGTTTCTTTTATTTGGGGTTAAGAATTATCGTTATAATGATCCTACTAGTAGTTCGAGCCCAATAAGTGGTCAAGCAATTATTTTATACGGTAAGCATGAACAGACAATTGATAATTTTGACGATTTAAGTCAGGGTTATGATGTAGTAATCAATTTAGCAGCCACTACAAATGGTAGTAGTACAACGCCTATATATACTGATCCAGATGACCCAACAAGTAATGGTAATAGTGTTTATACATTCGATTCATCTTCTACTATACAAATATTAGGTCTTGGTACTGAATCCTTAAACGCGGCGTTTTCAGGAGACGATGATTATTTGCCTACAAATAAAACGATTAATGTAACAGGTAATCAAGTAGATCAAAATATCAATTATACTGCGGCTATTTCAACACAAGGTAGTATCGGAGTTGGACAACCATCTGGATTAGTATATGAAGTATTAAATGCGGAATCTGGTGGCGAATCGGATTTATCGGGTACATTGAGTATTACTGGAAAATCCGTCACGTTTAATCCGATTACATCTGAGGTCGAAGGATTGTACATTGGGTCCTCAATTGTGACCATCTCTCAAACGGGTAATTTATATTATAATTCAGCAGTTCCAGTGTCGATTACTTATAATGTGCAATCCAATTGGTCCAGTCCATATCCTACTAATTTCAACGTGTCTTTTGTTCCGAATGAAGATGGTTTGGATTTCCAAGATACACTAGAATCGACAATCATATCAAGCCCTGGAATAGGGTCGATTGCACAAAATGTGGCGTTAGGTATGACAAAACGTACAATAGATGATAATCAAGTAATATATAGTATAGAAACACTCAATAGTAAAGAGAATTATAATGATTTAAAAAGGACGTCATTGGGTCGTAATGGATCTGCGTTTCGAATGAGTGTCCAAGATATTAGTGGTAATATCGATTATATGACTGTATCATTGAGAGAACCATCTGTACAGATACCATTATTCAGTAAAATGACATTGGAAAATAAGACAATGTTATCGAATTTGCCGAATAAAACGGATATTATACAAATCAAGAAATATGTAAATACTAGTGGAAATGAGTATGCGAGTGCGGGTAATGATACACAATATGTTACTGTACGAATATATAATCCGTACAATACATGTGATGTTTATCATATTGATGATAACAACGATGTTTTACAAGTTATACACAGCAATTTTCCAGAAAGTATGATTCGACGGGATGTTTTCGATACAGACTACTGGTTTGTAAAAATGCCGTTTTCTTATGCGGTTGCCACACCGGGTACATATAACAGTAATAATAATAGTGAAGATTTGATATGCTTTTTACAAGGAACCAATATTACTTGTAAGGATTTAGAAACTTATAAAGAAATCGAAGTACCAATCGAGTCCATTAAAAAAGGTATGTTAGTAAAAACATATAAGCATGGATATGTACCAGTGAATATGATTGCATGTCGTACTATGAAAAACATGAATGATTACAAACGAGAGAAAAATCGATTATACAAATGTTCGCCTGCTCAATACGAATCGTTATATGAAGATTTATTTATCACTGGATGTCATTCTATACTGGAAGATGCAATTACGGATAAGCAATATGAAGTGACACAACAATTATTGGGCGAGTTTTTTATAACAGATGGTAAATGTAGGTTAATGGCAATATGTGATCCTCGCGCCAAACCATACGCATCAAATGAAGAATGTGTAATCTGGCATATTTGTTTAGATCATGAAGATGAACTGATGAATTACGGAATTTATGCAAACGGATTATTAGTAGAATCGTGCAGTGAAGTCAATATCCAAAATCCCGAATATGTACCATCATAAACAATTTTATACTGAGTCTCGTTCAAAATGTATTTATACATTGTCAGCTACTATATGTCGTCTCCTTCCTTTGTATATTTGCTTCTTTGTTCTGATAATAGTACATATGTGGGTGCTACTGTAGATTTAGAGAAACGATTGAGACAACACAATGGTGAAATCGCCGGAGGAGCAATCATGACTACATCTAAAGTAAAAAAAGGGAAAACATGGTCACGAGTTTGTTATGTGTCTGGTTTTCCAGATTGGCGAGCAGCATTACAATTTGAATGGCGATGGAAACAAATATCTAGGAAAACATCAGGACCAATATCACCAGTAGAACGACGTTTCAAATCATTGCAGAAATTATTATTATTGGAAAAACCGACTACGAAAGCAATTCCTTATCAGGATTGGACCAACATACCGGAAATTGTATTTGAGGAAAATAAATATGAAATATTATATGAAAATAGTAGTTAAGATTATGAGATTTTGTCCCATTTTAAATCTTCAAAGGTGTATAACGAATTTAGCAATAATAAGAATTTATTAAACAGGTGCTGTATAAATTATTTTATATGCTTCATATATACAAATATACAATGTCACTAGAAAACTACTTTTTCGGTCCTTTAGACAAAAAATATTGCGTTCTATTTTACGTTTTCACCGTAGTCAATCTTCTCCTATTTTTGTTTGCATTATTACTTGCAGCAAAGGGTGTATTTAGCAAACTTTTCAGTTCAAAGTCGATGTTGAGCTTGAACGATCTTCTATCGATCGCATATGCATTACTATTTAGTTTTATCATGTACATCCAATCTAGATTGTTGTACTCTATGTGTGCAACATCTAATTTAGAAGAAAGTGCATAAATTCAAAAATAAACAAAAAAGAATAAAAAAATTGGTTTAAATAAATAAAACCATCTACGTCTATAATACAAATAATGGATATTTTATATTATAGCAATTATTGTAAGCATTCCAAGGAAATTTTGGATTTTTTGATAAAGAATGATTTGACCAAACAATTGAACTGTTTATGTGTTGATAAACGTAAAGTAGATCCAGTAAGCGGACAAGTGCATATTGTTCTGGAAAACGGTTCAACTGTACTATTACCTCCTAATATACATTCTGTACCTACATTGATGTTGGTAAAAGATAATTATCGAGTGATCATGGGATCTGAGATCAAGTCACAGTTTCAAGGACAAGTACAAGATAACAATGATTTTGCAACACAGGGAAACGGCGAACCAATGTCCTATAGTTTAGGGTCAAAACATGTAATGTCCGAATCCTTTACAATGTTTAATGCCTCAGTAGAAGACTTGAGTGCAAAAGGTAATGGTGGGGGGCGTAATCTATACAATTATGTTTCAGCGAATGGTAATGGTAATACTATACCGACACCACCAGAAACATATAAATCTGAAAAACTTTCGTCCGATATAACAGTAGATAGTATTCAACAGCAACGTAATCAGGATATGGGTGGTCAAATGACACAACAATCGCCATTCTTACCATCAATGTAATGTATTAATAATAAATAGTTTCGAAATACAATGAAACTATTTATTTGTACTGGATTTGAAATAAGTTTTCGTTTTTTATATTAGTTAAAAATTAATTATATTTACTGGATAATTGAGATACAACTTGTATATGGCGAATACAATGTGATCGGTTTGTATCGTCCATTAAACGCATTGGTTCTCGTATAGTAGCATCAATCGCTTCACTTACTGCCTTTCCATTTGGTAAGTTACGGAAATCATGTGTGTAGTCTTTTTCGATGAAAAATTCAATATCACCTGAGCTGATTTCGGTTGAATATGGCTCCCAAATATATTTTTTCCAAAGTTTGATAATAATAGTAGGATTGGCTTTCTTCAAATTGATCATCATCTCCATTGATTCTTTTATATGTGGATTGTCGGGGAAAATTACTACAATATCGTCTAAAAACTCGAAAAATTGTTTATTAAAGGCTTTTAATACGATAGAGTTTGTACTGCTCATTATTTTTTGTGTTTTGCGTTGTTAGCTAAAAGTAAAGAAATTTGTATATATAGGTTTTTGTAAAAAGAAATTATGGTTTTGACGATAATAAATGGAATATATGCCCAGGTTCCAAATCTTCTAAATATTTACGTACTACTGGTTTTCGTACAATGGTCTTCGTTTCTTCTTGTAATGATGGAACATAGATAGTATGATGTATTTGTTGTATGTGGTAAAATAACTTTTTCTCAATTGGATCCCTTTGTTTTAAAATAAAATAATCCACATAACATTGATGCAATTTGGTTACAAATGTATCGAACAATTCATGGAACTTCCAAAACATATCTTTGTACTGAGGAAAATGCGTCAAGAAATTGTCTATTTTATTCACCTTTTTCAAGGTCAAATATTGAAACATCAAATTGGGATGCGTACCGCGCAATTTCTGTAATGTTTCATAATTCGGGTTAATATGAATAAATCGATCACCGGTAGATTCTTGCTGAATGACCACTCCCATAAAAGAAGATGGTGTGGTGGTTTTGACTAAATTATTTATTATATTGTCATATGTAGCAACATCTCCCTTTTTACCTGGAAAAACGGTTGGAAACCGAATATTGGTATTGGATTGATCCACTTCAAATATTGATTTGTATTCCTTTGCAGGTACAAAACGGATTTGGTTCTCAATATCATTGAAATTCAACTCAAATGCACCAATCATGTACAATATCGGTTGGTCATGTGTCTGTACCATGTGATTTTCAGGATGCTGTAGAATACAATGATAACAATAGTTTTTATCAAACATGTCTAAAGCACACCACTCTTCTAATGATGACACCCCGACTGCCTCGCATAACATTTCACGATAAGTTTTTGCTACTTTTGCTGGAGTACGGTAATAAGTATAATGACCACCAACCGAGTTTCGAGTACTGATATCCCATTTTTCAATACGAGGATCGTAAAAAAATTGGACAAAAACCCCTTCGACTAACTCACTTACTTGTACGGTATTGGTATTAAACATGGTTGTACCGTACAATGCTTTGTACTTTTCAAAAGTTACCGATTGCGATGGTCCAATTCCCATAACTCGTCTAGTCTCAGGATTCATGATAACAGCATTGTACAAACCGCGTACATTGTCATTATTGGCAATCATATTAGTATCATAATTCAATATTGTATAATCCTGCTTTGTATCTACAGTAGTTACATTTTTAGTAAGGATCGTTTGGAATTGTTCAATTGTTTTTTCGGACGTATCTAATGTAAAAGTGGTAGCCATTTTCGAGAACATATACACTAGTGTGTAAAAATCAGTTTATATTTGTTTTTCATAAAAAATGTTTAAAATTGAAAATAAATCATAAGTGTATTCGTAGTGTAATTAATACTATATATAACCCACATCTGAAAGTACTAGTACCGAATTTGCAAACAAAAAACTAATTGAATCTTATTACTAAGTGAGTATTGAGAGAAAACCAAGAACAAAATAAAGATGTCGAGTTCTTCTTCTACTACAACCAACCATGGTGCTATACCTATTGTGATTGATAATGCCTCTACTATTGTGACTTCCACTACTACAGAGACAATTGATGAAAAACCAAAAAAAGCCAAAAAAACAACTACAAAAAGACAATACAAAAAGAAATCTGCTACTACTACTGCTACTACTACTGTAGAAGTACCAACAAGTAATAATGGTGTTCAACATGTAGATATACGTACATTAATGGAAGCATGTAAAACAAATTCTATTGAAAATTCATTTGGAAAACTCCAAGATGAAGAAGAGTTTAAACCCTTATTGGAACATTTGGGGGATTATATTAACGAGCCTTTTGATATACTGGAATCATACTTTTCGGGTAAGCCTCTGGAAAGATTAACCAGACATCAATTGGAGTCTTATAATAATTTCGTCAATTATCAAATGCAACGTACAATCGAAATGTTCAATCCTATTACGATAAAATCAGTCAATGATTATGACGAAAGGACAGATTCATATGGTTTAGAAGTGCAAATAAAATTGAAAAACTTGCGATTCCAACATCCTCAAATACATGAAAATAATGGTGCTACAAAAACGATGATGCCACAAGAGGCTCGATTACGCAATTTTACTTATTCCTCCATCTCTACTGTAGATTTACATATAAAATATATTATTCAAAACGATGACGGTGAGATCCGTACAAAAGAAAAAGTGTTGCAAAATATAAAATTATGCAGTATTCCAGTAATGTTGAAATCGTCTATCTGTATTTTGAGTCAGTATAAGCATATTTCCAATGTAGTGACCGGTGAATGTGACATGGACTGCGGTGGATACTTTATTATTAAAGGGTCGGAGAAAACCATTTTATGTCAAGAAAGAGCGGCGGAAAATCGGATTTATGTGTTTAGTGGTAAAAATACACCTAAATGGGATTGGGTCGCGGAATTCAAATCTGTACCTGATTCAAAATGCATTTCGCCTAAACAAGTTGAACTCATGGTATCGTCCAAAACTAATATTTATGGTCATGGTATATATGTTACAATTCCTCGTATGAAACAAAAACGTTTTATAGAACTATTTGTACTGTTTCGTGCATTGGGCGTAATTAGTGATAAACGTATATGCGAATACATATTGTTAAACGTAGATGACCCGAAAAATGAAGACCTGCTCTTGTTTTTGGAGGCATCCATTGAAGATGCGAAACCGTTATTGAAATCGAAAGATACCATTCAAGAAGACGCATTTGAACATGTCATGTCAATGATTGCATATAACCCTTATCAAGTGGAAAAAGGTCCTCCACCTATGAAAAAATCAAAATACACAACCGAACTTTTTCAAAATGATTTCTTCCCACATTGCAAAACCATGGAACAAAAATTATATTTGTTGGGTTTTATGGCTAGACGATTAATTTGTACAGCATTGGGATACAACCCGCCAGATGACCGTGATTCATATTTAAATAAACGCATTGAAATGAGCGGGTCGTTATTGAATAATTTGTATCGCAACCACTATATTCGATTTGTGAAGGATATTGAAAAACAAGTTGTACGGGAAATTAATCTAGGTGCATGGAAGTCGAATGAAGATTATGAAAATATTATCAATATGACTAATATTTACAAAATTATAAAACCGGCTACTATTGAAAATGGATTAAACCGAGCTTTATCTACAGGTGATTTTAGTGTAAGACAATCCAATAGTAGTAGTAAAGTAGGTGTTGCTCAAGTTTTGAACAGATTGACGTATTTGGGTACATTGAGTCATTTACGAAGAGTAAATACTCCTTTAGAAAAAAGTGGAGAATTAATCGCTCCACGTAAGCTTCATAATACAACCTTCGGTTTCTTGTGTTTGACTGGCGATACCGAAGTATTGATGTCTGACCGAGTTACAACCAAACGAATAAAAGATATGGTAGATGGAGATCGAGTCTCTACAGTGAATCCCAATACATTGTTAGACGAGCCATCTGATATTCATTCGTTCTTTAGTAAAATGCCTGATAAATTATTTGAAATTACTACAATAAGTGGAAGAACAATCAAGGCTACTGGTAATCATCCATTCTTAATTAACGAGAATGGAAAACCAGTATGGAAGAACCTGGAAGAATTGAAACCAGATGATAAAATGATCATTCGTCATGTTGTGAAATACATACCAGATGAAAATAGTACATTGGTAAAAATCAATTCATTAGATGTTTTAGAACACTATAAAATGGAATTACTGGAATTGAATTTACTTGATGTGGAAATTCCCATTTATAAATTAAAAATCATCGCCAGATTAATTGGTTCGCTTAATACGGATGGTCACCTACAAGAACGAATGACGAAAGATAAGAAATATTATAGCGCATCCTTTTATGTAGGCGAAGAACCCGATGTATATCAATTAACGGACGATATTGCTAAATTGGGTTTTGGTAAATGTTCTGTACAAAGAAGAGTCACTAAAATACAAGGTAGAATATATGCAAGAACATGGGAAGTATCTTCCAATGGTGTATTTGCTTATCTACTAGTGTTATTGGGTGGAATCATAGGAAAGAAAACGAATGTAGAGCGGGTTGTTCCTGAATGGTTGCTTAATTCTGAAAAATCAATCAAACGTGAATATTTATCTGCATTTCAAGGAGGAGATGGATCAAGATTATCATACCAAAAAAATGGTGATAATAGGAAACCTTGTATGGGAATGACATACCAATCGACTCGCAATCATTTACTAGAGAATGCTATCGAGTATATGAGACAAATATCGAATCTATTTAAAGAATTTGGCATTGTTTCCAATGTTCAAACTAAACCTATCAACGAAGACACCACAAAAGTATGCATAGTATTTGAAAAAACTACGAAAAATTATGCCAACTATTCAGACTTAATTGGCTATACTTATTGTGAAGAGAAACGTAGAAGGTCTGCTTCTATTATAGAACACGTTAAAATAAAAGAATATGCAAAAAATACCAGAGATAAACACTACCAATATATTATGGACAATCATACAAATGTTTCTATACAAGATATGATAAGTGAAACCAAATTGACGGAAAATCAAATTAGAAAAGTGATACGGAATTTCAAGAAAGGTATCCGTCAATCCACTCGGTTCTCAACGGATGTTATATACGAACAATATGTAAAGGATAATATCATGAATAACGGTTGCATTAGTGTTCCCATTTCTTCTATTGTAGAAATCGAACCGGAATTAGTATATGATTTTACTACAAGAAGTGACAATCATTCCTTTGTTGCATCCTCGTTTGTTACACATAATTGCCCTGTTGAGACTCCGGAGGGTCAGTCAATTGGTATAGTGAAAAACATTTCATTCATGACTCATATGACTATTCCTACCAGTAGTGTAATATTATATGAGATAGTAAATGAGTATATTTTACGGGTTGAAGATGTTCAAAGTCCAACGGAATTGCATGATATGGTGAAAGTGTTTATCAACGGTACATGGGTCGGTGTTGCAAAAGACCCGGTCGTCTTGTATAAAGACTTGAAAAAAAAGAAACACAAGGGTATCATCAATATTTACACTTCTATTGTATTTGATTACCAAAGAATGATCATTCGTATTTGTAACGATGGTGGTAGAATGACCAGACCAGTATTTAGGGTTGAAAATAACGGTGTTTTAATCACAAAAGAAATTATTGAAAAATTAAAGTCGAAAGAATTAGTTTGGAATGATTTATTGACCGATTGTAAAATTGAAGACTCGGTCATTGAGTACATTGACCCGGAAGAACAAAATCATTCAATGATCGCAATGAAATTTAGAGGTGATTATATACGGTCATTAAAACACCATAGTTACATACAATACGATTTCTGTGAAATCCACCCCTGTACATTATTGGGTGTATTGGCGTCATGTGTTCCATTTCCAGATTGTAACCAAGCTCCTCGTAATACATATCAATGCGCTATGGCTAAGCAGGCAATCGGTATCAGTGCGACCAATTATGATAAGCGTATGGATAAAACAACCTATGCCCTTAGTAATCCAAGTCGTCCATTGGTGGATACTCGTATTATGGACTTTTTAGGGTTGAATCGTATTCCATCTGGATGTCAAATACATGTAGCAATTATGTCTTATACTGGTTATAATCAAGAGGATAGTGTATTGATTAACAAATCAGCAATAGATAGAGGGTTGTTTGCGGCTACTATTTATCATACTGAAAAAGATGAAGACAAGAATGTAATTCGTGATGAAATTATTCGTAGTAAGCCGGACCCAATGAAGACGAAATCGATTAAACATGGTAATTACAATAAGATCAATCAACATGGTTTCATCAACGAAAATACGGAAATCGAAAACCGAGACATTATTATCTCCAAATATGTTCCTATTAAGGAAAACCGAAATGATCCTACTAAAGTAATTAAATACGAAGATCAAAGTAAGAGTTTCCGTACCACAGAAGAAACATATGTAGATAAGAATTATACCGGTAGAAATGGTGAAGGATGCAATTTTGCAAAATCCCGAGTACGTATTTACAGGAAACCCGTGATTGGTGATAAGTTTTGTATAAAAGAAACTTCTTATATAATGACTAATAAAGGGTGGATTATGTTTCGTTATTTAGACATTACTACACACAAAGTGGCTACATTAGTAAATGGCGAAATATTAGAATATAGAGATGCATCGCAAAAATACGAATTCGATTGTGACGAAGATAACTTGTACTCGGTGGAAAACAAACATGTGAAAATTGTTTGTACTACTGAACATCGTATGTATGTGAAAAAGAAGAAGTCGGACCAATATACATTTGAAATGGCGAAAGATATTATTGGAAAAGAAGTCTCCTATAAAAAGAATGCCATTAATTCAAATAGTGATTTGAGACATATTCGATGTGGTGAAATCCATTATGACGCAGATTCAATTCTTGTATTACTTGGATCCTTTATCAAATCAGGTAAGACTATTATATACGATGGTAATATTAGGATTTGCTTTTCCAATCAACCAAGAGACAACGCATTGACAGTAATGAAGCATTTGGATAACTTAAAAATTATGTATCAACAAACAATTGATGGAATTGTAGTAGGAGGTGATATGTACAAAGATTTACTAATGTACTTTACATCGATGGACAATAACCGTTTTGTTCCTGAAATATGGGCACTTTCGCAAAAACAGAGCCGTTTGTTTTTGCAATCAATGGTTGATTCTATTACTAACTCATACATCACATCAAATAATGTACTTGCTGAAGAATTACAACGATTGGCTCTCCATTCTGGATGGTCTGCTAAATTAAACCTAGTATCTTGGAATAAATTGATCGAGATTCAAGTATATTCTACTGATAATCAGCCTAAGGTAAATGACCGCAGTATATTTGGATGTAAAAAGAAATGCAAAGAAGACTTTGAAGTTTATACAGGTAAAGTAGGATGTATTGAAGTACCAGACACACATTTGTTCTACTATAAGGACTCACGTTATGCGCCTCCAGTATGGACCGGTAATTCGTCTAGACACGGACAAAAAGGTACTGTAGGTAACATTATCCCAGAATGCGACATGCCTTTTACGAAAGATGGACTTAAGCCCGACCTGATTATTAACCCTCATGCGATTCCATCTCGTATGACGATCGCTCATTTAAAAGAAACATTATTAGGTAAGGTATTAGTAGAATTAGGTATGTATGGTGATGGAACAAGTTTCGGAAACTTGGATATATATTCGATCGCGAATGAGTTACAAAATTGCGGTTTTGAAAGTTATGGTAACGAGATCTTGTACGATGGACAAACCGGACGGCAATTGGAAACGAGTATATTTGTTGGACCTGTGTTTTACCAACGATTAAAGCATATGGTAAATGATAAGGAACATAGTCGTTCAATTGGTCCAGTTGTCAATTTAACAAGACAACCCGCGGAAGGAAGAAGTCGCGATGGTGGTTTCCGTATAGGTGAAATGGA